GCCTTGTTGCTTACTGGCTTCGTAGGCCATGTATGCAAGATCTTCCATGCCGATTCCGTTTGACAAGTCTGAAGCTCGTCGTTTCATTTTGCGTTCCCAAGAAATAATCACAAAAAGATTTGTGATGACTTCGTAGGCTTCGCTTTCGTACAGTTTCACTCGGAGAGTGAGTTTCATGTGTTCTCCTTAGTCGGGATCGGATTACTGGATTATGGGGTGACGATATCGCGTCCGTAAGTTCCGCCCATAAAGACGGCCTCAACGACTGAAAGCTCGCCAACGGTCGCGTTAATCGGTGTCACGGTGGCTAAGTAACAACCAGTGAGAGTGTACTCAGGATTCGAAGCTGACTCAGTTGTTCCAGACGGACTGACAACGATTGTTGAAGCGACACCGAACAAAGTGTTCAAGTATGTTTCGACTTCGGTCGTTCCGTAACCTTGGAACAAAGTCAAGGTCAACTCATTACTGAACAACCCTGCCGTAAAGGTGCGGGATGTCTGACCGAAGCTCGTATTTTCCAAGGCCTCGGCGGTCAAAGTGAGCACCGCTGCAGAGCAGTTAGAAGTGAGACTGATCGCCGACGGAGAAGTCACATTGACGGTTGGGTTTGATAAGTATGTTGTGGGCATTGTTTGTCCTTTATCTGCGGCTTGAGCCGATTCTAATTGTGAGGTCGTATGCAGGAAGATCTTGCGATCCGATCTGAGCGACTGTAGGCCGTCCAGATACAACTGCGAGAGAAGAGTTCATGAGCGTGTCAACGACTCCGAGTATGTAGTCCGTAGTGTCTTGGTTGCCGGGTGGCGAACCCAACACTCGGAGATCAATCGTGATGTCCGCTGTTTGGTTATTGAACGCAGTGAAAACAGGAAGCTCAATGAATACAGTAAGAGGTCGAGCGTTCCGAGGATCAGTAACCGGCTTAAGGCCGAGAGCTGTGATCGTCGCCGAGACAGCATTGATCGCGTCTGTGAAGATGCCTGCCATCTCATGCCACTTGCGATCTCTTGATGCCGAGGAGCTGATTGATTCGGCCCATTGAAGCAACTGGTGCGCTAATGCTCATGTCTTGGAAACTGGCGAAGGAGTCAATGCTTCCTCTTTCGCGGTACAAACTTGCAGCCATTAACACGACTCCAGCTTTTACTGCAGCATCAGGGACGCTGGTCAGTGAGTCATGGTATCCAGCCTGCACCCTGCGTTTAAACGACCATGCGTTACTGGCATTGACTGATGAGGTCATGAAAGCGGTGTCATTGGCTGTCGCTCCGCTAATTCCGAGAAACTCGGTTAGATCCGCAACATTTATCCATGTACAGGTCTGTGTCCAGACGAGCGAGCCGACAGGATCTGCAGCTGAACGCTCAAGGTCGTCGCCGACATCTTGAAAGAGTAACTGGTTCGGAATGATGACATCCGAGTCAAAGATGTAGTCGCCTTCATCGTCAACATCAACCAAGTAGTAGGTCGGTACAGCGAACACGATGTGTGTGCCGTTGAGACCATGTCCTAGACCTGAGAGCGTGATCGTTTGACCAATCGCGATGTCAGTGTTCTCAAGAGTCTGAACGACGGCAACATCTGACAGACGCTGGTGGTGCGTTACTGTAAAGGTTGCCATCGTTCAGATCTCTCTCTTCGTCAATCAGATCAGGCTGGGACGCGCTTGACGAACTTAGTCGCGTCAATCATTACGGAGGAAAAGTACCCTCTGAACTTTATGACTCGACCGAGCGCACCGTCTGCAAGTTCAACACTGACGGCTCCGCGCTGCTGTTCCCAACACTCGAAGCCAGTGCTGTCACCGACATAAACTTGGCTGGCTAGGTTGCGGTCAACAACAAGGTTCAAGCCGAACGCGTTGCCGTTGAAGTTGCTTGCTGCAGTTGTGCCGAACGCGTTTTGCGGGCCGACATTCGGGAACAACGGACGACCAGAGTTGTCAACCAATGAACCGAGCAGCGCGTAGAAGTTTGGTGACATGACGAGCACATTAGGCAAGTTGCCGTTTGAGTTTGTCAAGATCTGCTCTGCGCTGTTGTAAATGAATGACACCCAGTCAGCCGGGTCTGAAGCATTTGCAAAGACTTCGGTCTGCGATACTCCAGCTGCGAAAGTTGTGCAAGCTGCGAGATCAGTGGCGTTTGCGTAGATGCGAGCCATGTCGTCAATCAATGCACCGAGAACTTCGGGTGAAGTGAAGTCCATTGATTCTTCTGAGATGTTGACATAGCCACCGTAGAGGGCCTTCGTGATTTGGATGTCGTCCACGACGAAAGTGCCTTGATCAAGTGCGACGAGTTCGCCGTTTGATGCACCGATGGTCGTGTGCGTGGTGACCTTCGGACGGATAAACACCTTGCCACTGTTGGGCATCTGGCGGACTCCCATTGCCGTGATGAGAGGCCTGTAGTTAGCTACAAAATTATTGTAGATGGGCGAGATGATCGGCACTGGCAAGAGGCCCGGTGCATCAGTGCTCGTCACATTCGGAGCTGCTGCAACGATGCGCTGGTTGAACTCTGCGAACTCGCTTCCGCCAGCCAAGAACTTGATCATGTACTCGGCAGCGGTCGGCATTTTGAACTCACGCTTCGCTGTTGCGTATTGGATAGGAGCAGTGGGTACTGCTGCTTCGATTGCTTCTGACATTTCATCCTCCTCGGATGGTTGGGTTGGGGTTGGTATTACTTCTTCGTCGGGTGCTTCTTCTTCGGGTGACGAGGCCGCGACTGAATAAACTTGTGCGTCGGCGTATGCCGGTGTCGTGACGACCGACAGTTCCAAGAATCTTGCCTCAGACACCTCTAAAGTGCCGTCTGCAAGCCTCTTGAACTTCGTTGGCACTGCGCCCACAGAAACGCTGTCAAGCGCACCATCGGCGAGCAGTGCGAGAGCATCATCGGCAGCTCTGGTCGCGCTCAACTTGGCGACGAACATCATGCCTTCGGCAGTTGAGACTCGTTCGGTGACGCGACCGATAACTCGTGTCTCGTCGTGGTACTCCAAGAGCTTGGGCATCGGGCCATCTTCGGGAAGTGAGCCTTCAAGAAACACGACCGATTCGCCACCACTGAGAGTGGCTTTGACATTCCAAGGGACGGCAAGGCCTGTGATCTGACGCGATGGTTCGCCATCGGCTGATGCGTCAAGTGTGATTTGTTGAGCTGTAAGTCGAATCATGAGACTTCCTGTGGTGTGCGTAAGGATGCTGGTTCTTCCACACTGATCTCAGTGTGGTTCATTTCAACATCGGCGATCAGATCTTCGGTGTCAAACTCTACGAAACGGTTGCGAGGCAAAATGTCGGCCCCACTGAGGGTCTCTTGAATTGCGTCCATGTAAAGTTTTGCGCCTAGCAGATAAAGATCTTGCTTGGCTTGAGTGGCATTGCTGTAATTGTAGCCAGAGATGCCGATTCCCAGTAAGTAGGCGGGGACTCCGATTGCTCGAGACAGTTCGAGTGCGCTGAAGTTTCGAGCTTCAACCAGTTGCATTTTTGAAGGGTCGGTGTCGAATTGTTCGTACTTGACAGCACTGTTCAATGCGCCGACAGCGTTAACGCGTCGCGCATTTGACCATGCTGCAGCGAGTTCACCGAGTGACTCTGCATCAAGTGGTTCAGAGCTGTCGGTCTGCTGTAAATATCCTGCGACGATCTCGTTTGAGGCGAAGCGTTCAGCGGAGCGATCAAGTTTGATGGCGGTCTCTAACACGCGACGGCCTGTCCAGAGAAAGCCTTGAACTGGTGCGAGGAATTGGATGACATCGTTGGTCGGGATTGCAATTCCGTTGAATGTGATCTGATCGGATTTGCCGAAGAACTGTGGGCCGGGCTGATCCAAAGTGTCAACCATCTCGCAGGGCATCCACTGGAACGAAAGCGGACGGCCTGTGGCGGAGCTGCGTGAGGTGACATACCAGAACGCTCGTCCGCGCATCATAAGATCCATGCAGGTGTTGCTCATGATGAAGTTGCGAGTGAGTGTAGGATCGGGTTGATCCATCCAAGATTCGTTGGGCTCATAGATTTTTTCGTACTCCTCGCCTGTCCACTGCCGTGTGTAGTGGCGAAGAGGAAGCGAGCCGACAAGCGAGATAATCATCTGCGTCGCTCGAGAAACGGTCGGAACAGACAGGGCCAGTTCCGAAGCCGCCCCGACGGTGTAACTCCAGAACTGACCTAGTCCGCTTGCAGCACTTCCAGCTGCAGCTTGAAGAGGCTCGTGAGCAAACGCAGGGGTCGCGTGTTGCTTCGATCTGCTGAAGAGTGCCATCGCTTCGGAGTCTCGCAAACTCTTCTGCGTGTGTCCACTAAGGT